AGATTAACTTCCATTCCCAAAACTGTTTTGATTTGGTTTAAAACTTCATTTGATTTCATATTGATATAACGTTTATTAAAATTTATTTTGCATTTTCACGCTTTCTTTTGAACTATGAACCACTCTATTCCATCGCTCCACAACTGAACACCTTCGTATTCTTTGTTAATTACATAAGGAGATGATGAACCGTCTATGGTTGCTCCATTAATAGGAGTTAAACTAACCCTAGTATTGGATGTAAATGTTGAATCAGATATAAATCTTATTAATCTATTTGTGTTTGTTCCGTTTACACTTGGCAAATTAACCGTTGCATTTTCTACTCCACCTGTTGCAGTAAATGTGAACTTTATTAAAGTAGAACTAGTATAAGTGCTATCTGATAAATTTATTGTAGTACCATCTGCAACTGTTATGTGTGTTGCAATTACATAATTATCTATATCACTTAAAGTAGTTCTTTTAGTTGTACCATTTTGAACTAATGCAAAAGATTCATCTCCTTGCAATGCAGTTGCTATTGGTAAAGCGGATATTTTTGAATTTGCCATTATAATATAATTTTAGAATTATCCTCTTGAAGAATCAAATCATCATCTTCTTTTGCTAAAAAATTACCTTCTACTCCTGTAATAACACCTATTCCTTGAGCCCAATTATCACCATCACAACATTTTATTGAGTAGGTATTATCTTCACATAAACAAGCTCTTCTACCACCTCTTGGGGAGGTTGGGTTAGGTATATAATTTTTTCTATCAATACCCTGCATTATATTGCTTTTAGTTCTTTAAGTTTTCTTAATGACCAAGCCTTTGCAGATTTACCTCCCCAAAGCAAATAAGATATAGTTCCACAAGCATTTGTGTCTGATGGATTATAATACTCTTCTGCTCTACTTAAATAAGAGTACATCCTTTTTATTGTTGTTAATGAAACAGGCTTTCCCTTTGCTAGTTGTTGCGCTCTTATTTTACCTACATCAGTAGCACATTTATTATTATTTTTTTTATTTAACTCAATACCTCTTTTAGCGTTATTTTTTACTGCTGATGGATAATCTGAATAAGACTCCATTTCTACCTTCCCATCTTTCACAATGCCTCTAATCATAGATAACATTTCAGCAACTTCTTCTTCCTCTATTTGTTCTAGACTTAATTTCGGCTTCTCTATCTTATCAGCAAAAAATCCTTCAATACTGAACCCTTTTACTTTTCCTGTTTTAACATATTGATTCCAAACTTCATCATTCGCAACCTTTACAGTCCCCATCCAAGTTCCAACAGGAACATTCATATCATACTTTCTTGATTTGTCTTGAATCTCATCTTCAACTATCCAACTTTCAACTAAAGTTAATCCTTGTAGGTTGTCGGAGTGTTCTAATGTTGAATTGCTTTGATATCCATTGGTTAAGTATCTTTGAGAGGCTTTTAAGACAGTATCTTTTGAAAAATATATATAATACTCATCTCCTTCTGTTTTTCTGTATATCGGCTTATTTGGTATTAATAAAGCACCCATTAAAATCTTCTTCTCTTTATCAACTTCTGCAAGTTTTATTTCATCTGACTTTAAGGCTACAAAATCAGATTCAATAGCAGGAGACTCAACTATACTTATGGCTTCTATACCACTTTCTTCATTATCATCAAGAATCAGTTCTACAATTTTCATATCTATATAACGATTAAAATTTTAATTTTTGCGTTTATCCGCCTAATGTTGCTCCTTCTATAATATTTCTTTCAAGACTTTGTGCGGTTGTCACATCGTTAGAAACTACATATGCCTTAACGGGTTGTTGAGAAGCAAAAACATCTGCCATTTGGCTCGCTCCGCTTTGACCAACTACATTGAATTGTGGTGCTACTGATTCCAACTCTTCTTGGGGTGCAGAAGATACAGGAGGAAGTGAAACATCAGAAGCAACGCTACCTCCTTTTCCGATAGCAGATAATGCTTTTTTAGATGATGATATTGTTGAGGCTATTCCTATTGCTGCATTTGCTGTGTTTATAGCAGTCCAAGGTAAACCCGCACTAAAAGGAGCACCTCCTGTGGCTATCGCATTTGCTTTATTAGTATTCATTATTATTTGCCCAATAGTAGCGGCAGACTCTGCTATAATAAGTGCTTTTTGTAGTTTTAAATTACCTTCTGCCATTCCTTTTAAAACACCAAGTCCACCAATCAAAGCATTTAATTTTGCTGCATTAGCTTCTTCAACTAATTTGGCATTCGCTATTATTTCATCAGATGACTCTTTATCACTTAAAGCAATAGCTTCATTGTACTCTTTAGTTAAAGTTACATTTTCTTGCCTATTGGCTTGTGTAAATTCATCAAGTGCTATTTGAGCATCTACTTTTGCTTGTGTACCAACATTAGCTTCATCAACTATTCTTTGTAGCCTTTCTTCTTGTATACCTTTTTCAGCTTCATTTATTTCTATTAATTTTTGAAGCCTTGTGACATTATTAGCTTCTTGTTCTGCGTTAAACTTTTTTCTTTCTAATGATAAATTTGTTTCAGATTCTAATTTCGTATTCGTTAACTCAATCTTCTCTTTATCAAGAGCAAGTTCATTTGCTAACTGTTCTGATCTAAACCCCTCCACAGTTGCTTCAACTGCCATTACTTCATTTTTAGCAGCTATTAAAGCAATCTCATTTTCTAAACTGTTATTTCTATCAAATGCAGCTTGTGCTGCTGCTTCAACAGTTTTAGCATTATCAAGCATTACTTTGTTTTGCTCTTCAAGTAACCTACCTAATTCTTCATTTGCTATTATTCTTTCTTCAATAGAATTTCTTTCCTCATCTCTTATTTGCCTTTGCTGCTCTGCTGCTCTGTCATATTTTTCAAGTAACCCTGCATTAATAATCTCTGCTTTTTGTGCTTCTTTAGCTAATTCAACGTTTGAAATAGCTGCTGCAGTTATTTGTTTTGTATAGTCAACTGCATCATTAGCAGCTTCAGTAAATCCATCTCCTGTTTGAGAAATAGCTACTTGTAATCCTGTCATCCCAAGATTAATGTCATCTAACGCACCACTAAAATCACCACCAAATATCTTGCTGAACGCATCACCAAATTTCTCAAATGATTTAACTGCAGTTTCTATTGGTTTCCCAAAATATTTATCGAAGGCATCACCGATTTTCTGAACACTCTCTAAACCACCTGTCAATAATCCAAAGACATCATTAAACACTAAAGCTAATCCCTCAAAAGCAGAAGCAGTTACATCAACCACCATTTGATTTTGCATAAACAACTCTTTAAGAGTAGACAAAGCATCAAGAAATAAACCAACACCTGCTGCTTTAATAGCTAAACCCATTCCTTTAATACCACCTGATGTTTCTTCTGATGTTTTTTTGACACTTTCTAGCCCTTCTTGAATTTTCTTATTATTCTCAGCTAAATCATTACCTAATTTATTAATAGCATTGACTATACTATTAACTTCTTTTTCAGCATCCTTTGTTTCTACCTCAAGTTCTAAATTTATTTTTTCTGCCATCTCAATTCTTTTTTAAATTGCTTCCAAACCTCACTAATGGAATTAGGATATTTGTTTTTACCTTGTGCTATTCTTATGTTTTCTGTTTGTCCCTCTGCTATTTCAAGCATTTTAATTATTATCTTAATCATAGTATGTTGATTAATTCAAAACTTGTTTCTCCTGTTTGAAAATTAGTTGTCATTGAGTTGATTTTGTAATTCTGATTGTTTATTTCTATTACGTTGTTTAGTTTTAAATTGTATAAAATATTCAACGGCAAAAAGGCTTTTACTTTTATGAATCTTCTTTTTATATTAAACGATTCAGAAATAAAGTTTTTATAATATCCTTCAAATAAAGTATTAGAAAATCCTGTTGCTTGACTAAACTCATTTACTTCTTCATTGAAATTTATATTGCTTGTGCTTATATTAGAATAAAGTGAAACACTATTTGAAGGCAAAATAAGTGAACTTAAAGAATCGTTATTTGTTGAGTTTTCCCTAACAGATACTAAGGTTAATTGGCTTTGTCTTATAGGATAAAAAATTAAAGGCTTACCAATATAAGGCTGCTGATTTTCATTAACAGAATAACCGTACATAATATTGGTTTGTGATCCTCCATTTAAGTTATTAATTCTATCAAAAAGCATATGTTCAAATGGCAACTTAACACTATAAGTTTCACTAGGAGCATCATATACTTCTCCATTTAAAGTGTATCTTAATTCACCCCATCCTACATTGTTTAATTGATTATATTTCTTTGCTAAAAAAGTTCCTGTCCCCTCATAGCTAAAGTTGATTTGTTTGTAAGGTAAAGCCACATTTACTTGACTTGAATTAACATCCATAAACTCATCAATCGAATACACATTAGTTGTAGCGCTTCCAATCTCATTCCAAAACCTTACTTCATCTTGCCATTCTTCTTGTTGAAGATTCCAAAAACCTGTGTCTAAACTAGCAAAATAATCATCGTAAGTTTGAACAACTATCTTATCGTTCTGATGATATGCTACTAGGTTAAAAGTCTTGAATAGTCCCGAAAGAAAATCAATTATTTTAATCTCGGGAATTTGTTCGTTAATAGCAAAAGGAAAAGAGTTTGGAATTGGAACATCAGCACCCGTAACACCTTCCCAAAAATCATCGTAATTAACAGTTGATCCGCTTGAGGTATAAGAACCTCCAACGCTTAAATCTAACGCACTAAAAGAGACTTGCTCAACTGCGGTTAAATTAAAGTTATATATCGCAGGGTTCATTGCTCCTGCAGTTGTTTGATCTACATAAATACTACCCGTAACATATCCCGAACTATACCATACTTCTCCATTTCTTGTTATTGTTAGTAAATATTGTTTAGTGTTATCTGTTGGTACTGCTTGAAAAGAATAATAATTAACTACATTATCAGTTGGGTTAGTACTTGAAATAATAAGGCTAGTCTGAGATGATAGCGTATTTACATTTGTAGGTAAAAGGGGATCGGGAACAAATGAATTTATTAATAAATTATATTCATTACCACTTCCCGATGCTGAATCTACATCACCACTTTTACGGTGTAGCCACATAAACAAATTATAATAATCTGCGTTAGTGTCATTAAAAAAGTCATCTGAAAAACTAAGTCCTAATTCTGTTAAGTAATCAGTTTCAATTTGATCTACTATTTTAGAAACTCTTAAAGCATATTTTAACTCACTCCATAAAACACCTGCTCCCGAACTTGCTGCGAATTTCATATTATTTGTTCCTGCAGTTGGTGTTCCGTTACTATCAAAAAAGACAGGACTTGAATGTGTTATCATAGGAACTACTACATCGTTTGTAGTTGTGTCTACATTCATTAAATCTCTTATGCTTGTGTAATCGTAAGTCTTATTGTAAGCAGCTAAATCTAAAGCATCTAATTGATTCTCTCCTAGAACATCTTTTAAAGCTACCGTTTCACCAAAGAAAGTTATTCTATAGGCATAGGCTTTATTTCGTTTAAGATCAACACCATCTAAACGCATAAACCCCTGCTTAAAGGGGATGTAATTTAATTCAATATATGATGATTTTTTAACCCTAGCATCAAATCCATTTACTATATCAAAATTATAATAATGCTCAAATAAAATATTATTCGTTGGAGAGGCAGGGACTGAAAACGTCTGAGTAAATTCTGTAAAAATCTTAGAAACGTCTTTAACGTTTTTTAAAGATTGGGTAAGCGAAATTGTTTCATCCTTAAATAAATCTAGTCTCGTTGAGCCAACATAAATCTGAACCTTCTGCATTAACGTACATTATTTATATAATCAAATGCCATATCAAATTCCATTGTATATTCAATTAGTTTATCATTTAAACTAGTCTTATATGTAAACGAACTTGTATTAATAATAACGGGTACTACTTGTTCTGTTGATGGATCGTAGGGATCGGGTTGTGTTAGCCATATTTGCTTACTTAACATCAAGTCTTCAAAGAATGGATTAGCACCTTCGGGATAATAACCGCTACTTAATATTATCTTTTGATTTGCTGATTTATTAAAGACTGTCTTTGTTGGATTGTTAACTGAATAGGTTGCATTTCCTCCGCTTATTGTTATTGTGTTTGCGTTATAAGTTTCCTTTGTTGAGGTTGTTGTTTTTACACTTTTCAAAAAGAACCATAAATCCTGTAATGCTCCGTATTTATTTACGAAAGTTATTTTATTTCCTTCTCCATACCTGCTGCAATTAACTCTAATAATATTAACTAAAACATTACCTATTGGTGTAGCTAAAGAAATTGTCTGAGGATTAGATGTGTCAAACCCTGTGTAAGATAAAACGCTATTTGTTGAAACGGGAACAACACCCGATACTCCCAAAGGAGCATAAAAATAATAACCATCTTTAATTACATCCTTTTCAATTAGCCATTCGTAAGAACTTACAGTTGGGTTTATTCCTTCCATAAAAGTTCCATATCCATCAAATCCCTTATGAGTTGTTGCACTTGAAGAATATCCTCCACCTCCTCCATTTGGTAAACTCCAATATCTATAAATAAAACTTATATCTGCGGTTTGTGCAGTATACGTTCCATTAAAAGTGACGTTTAAATAATCTCTTACCAACTCAGCTATTTCAAAAGTCAATACCGTTCCAACCGTTCCATTTTTTATAATATTATATCTAAGTGTTCCGTTAATCGTTAACTCTAATTCTACGGAGTTCATCGCACTTGGTACAGTAACGCTTTCTAATCTTGGTGATCTTAATAATATATTTGCCATAATTATTTTTTTATTCCTAACACAAGACTTTTCTCTACATCTAAAGCGAAGGCTTTTGTTATATCTTTTGGTAGGTTTTTAAATGCTTTCTCAAATGGCTTGGTAAAGAACATACTAGGTTTTAATCCTTGTGAAAATATTCTTTTCTGTAACCAAAATCCTATCGTTTTATAGTTACCTCTTTTAAATTTACCTTCTTTATCTCTAAACCTTATCTTTTTCATTTTTGCCCATTGAATTAAAGGTTTTAAGGGTGGTTTTTTTGATTTATAACTATAAGGACTATTGGGTGCTTTTTGTGTTCCGTTTTTTACTAATGAAGGATTTTTACCTTTAACACCTAAATCTTGAAATGTACCATAATCTTCCATTAAGAAATCTAGTAAAAAAGCATTCTGCTCTTCTGTTAAATCATACTTAATAGATGAATATAAATTACCTCCACCTTTATTCCCCTTTGTAAGATTAGATCTACTTTGCTGAACAACATACTTGCCAAACTTATTTAATGCTTCATTTGTTTCTTTAAATGTCATTAGCAATGCCTTATATCGTTATAAATTAGTATATCAAAAGTAGATGTCCATCCTGCTAGTTCATTTTCAAACCTATCATAAAATGGCTCTAAACTTGCATTACCATCAAATTGATATTTTTCTTGATGTAATGTTCCTCCCCTTAAAACTTGAATCAATTTATTGGAGACTGATAATTGAGTATTCAATATATCCTGAAGATTATTGTTGCCTGTGAATAAATCAGTTGTTTCTTCTTTATTGAAATCAACAATATCCATATTTAGTATACTTATACTAAACCTTAACACACCATCTTCTTGAGACACATTATTGATTATCAAATGAGCAAGAGGAAATATATCCTGCTTATCTAAATTAATGTCATCAAGGTTTCCTGTAGTAACAGTTTTACAATTTACATCAGATAATAAATTATTCTTGATTGTCTCGGTTAATTGATAAAACCCCCTTACTCCTTGATTACTCATTTTCTTTGTTTGCTTTTAATTTGTTGAATTTCCACCTCGTTCTTTTCCTTCATAAACGTTAACATCAATAAACATTCGTGCATCTTTAGTTTTGTGATATTTTCAAATTTTGTAATATCTCCGTTAGCGAGTCCGTAAACACTCTGATACCATCCCCAACGTTGTCCAAATCCCGATCTAGCACTTGTTGTTTCTTGGTTTCCTCCTGTAAATAATGACTCATAGTTATTGACAAGTCGATCCCTAAATTCAATAAAAAAAAAACTGAACCAATGACTGCATCTAAGGGCATATGAACCATTATATCTTTATCTTCAGGTGTATACCCTTTTATTGAATATTTATTCTTTTTACGCTCCTTTATTGGTCTATAAAGCACATTCATTGCAGTATGTATATTTTGCCAATCTCCAATATAAGTATCTAAGTCAATATACTCTCCTAAAGTCATATCCTCTATATCGGGATGAAAACCGAACTCTAGGTTTCCAATATAAAAAGAATCGACTAATTTAGGTTTCTGTGAAAGTAAATCAGATAACTTTTTTGTTATCATTTCAGCATCACTCATTTTAATTGTCAATACATCTTTATGGGATATGTTGCAAAATATTTCAATCATTTTACATTGAATAAAATAATTATCATCATTCATTTCTTGAATCTTCAAAAACCTTTGATATTGCTTTAAGGTTATCTCGGATAAATGAGTAGGAACTATAATTGTTGCTTTCATAATAACATAACGTAAATTTTAATACAATTTATAAGGCATAAAAAAAGGCAGCCATTTCTGACTGCCAATCTAATCAAAACAAAAAAGAAAATTCTTATAACAATGCCATTTTTAAATCTTTTTCTAATTCAGAACATTTCTTCATCCATTCAAGTCTTTGGTTCTGAACCTTTGTTATGTATTTATCTCTTTTGTTTACATCATCTCTAAGCCTTGCGGTATAGAAATGCATTTCCCCTAGTGCTTTAATCATAGTTAAAGTTTCCTTATTATTGGGACTTTTGTTTTTCCAATCCTTTAGTATATCAGAACAAATCGTTGCATTATTCCAATATTCTAAATCTCTTATTTCGGTTATCTGTTCCATTGTTACTGAGTCCATAAACAAAACTAATAAACACTAATCAAATTATTTAAAATAGGAATAACAACTTTATCTCTTTGATTATAAGTTGAACACTCTTCGTTATCGCAATAGATAGACATCTCATCTATTTCAAATAAATACTCGTAAGTGCCATTATCGGTTCGCATATAACCGTATTCCTCGTAAGTTTCGGAATCGTGAATGGTTTTTCTTACACAGATTACATCTGCAAAAATCTCAATGCAACCAACAGTCCAATATAATTCCTCCCTGTGAATTTCATCATCACCTATAGGAATCTCAATAGGCTTTAAGTCACTAAGTATATCTTTTAATTCTTGATTTGTAAATAAGTCTTTCATTTTTTTTGCCATTAAGTTAATCAATAATTTTGGTAATCCTTAACTAAATCTAAATCATATTGATCCGCTACATAGTTAATATGCTTCTGAGTAGTAACACTCCAATAGCCGTGCTGAACTAATGTAGCATCTACTATTGTAGCAACGTGAGTTGAGTAACTCCACACCTCATTTTTGTGGATTTTTAAGTTTTGCTTATATCTGTTTAATGTAATCATTTTTGTTTTTGTTTTAATTAATAATGTAAAGATAATACAATAAAGTTATAAAACAAAATTTTTATAATAAATATTTTATTATTGTTGAATTTAGGGTCTAACTAGAATCAAGCTAGGGTCTAGGTAGGGTTAGGGTAGGGTCTAACTAATTGTGTATTTGCCGAAATTAGGCTTAGAAAGGATAGAGTAAGTTGCATATCTGCAGGGGTCTATAAGATGATTATCCTTGTCGATAGGTGTGTTTATTAATTTGCCTGTTCTATCTTCTTGCCACTTGTAATTCCTAAATTCTTGAATTGCGTTTGTGGACTTGCTTAGTATGTTTATTTTATACCTCTTTAACAAATCAATTCCTGCGTTAACTGAATCCTTACCCTTTAAAGATGGGAATATTTTATGCCCCATCCTTCTTAGTTCTTCTATAAGTCTAGGTTCTGCTGAATCAGCGTAAATCGGTTTATTTTCTAGGTGCTGATCTAGTAGGAATTGATGAATATCATTAGTAGTCATCTGAGTCCTATATAAATGCTCTCTAACGTACAAATTAAAATCTTCTATATAAACGCTTACTAAAGTAGTTGGATCGTTTGAGTAGCCAAAATCCATACCATACGAAATCAGTTCTGCAGTTGTCGGAATCTGTTCAACTTCAGCATACCTAAATACAGTTGATCTGCTTGATGCTCTTTCTCCTAATCCATAGATTTGCCAATACTGCTCATCAGTCTCTTTAAGTCTTTCAATTTCTTTTCTAATACTAACTTCAAGAAAAGGATTATTGAGATAAGTAGTTTTAAAGAAATCACAATCATTGCGAGTGATAACTTTATCATAAAGCCAATGATATTCTTCACTAGGGTTAAAATCAACTATTATTCGTTCTTGTGTTCTAAAAATTAATTGCTGCCAATCCTCCCAATACAACTCATTACCTTCGTTAATAAAAAGCAAGTCTCTTTTCCTACCTCTAATCTTTTGGCTTTGATCTAAACTAGTAAATTCAACTAAGTTCCCAAAAAGGTTGTACTCTGAATTTGACTTATTATGATACTCTTCACTATATATTTGATTGGCTCTAAGTATATCCAAGAAATCCCTTAAAACTGTTGCTCTTAAACTAGGGAATGTTTTACGACATATAGTTACAATTTTTTTGTTATTTTTTGAGCAATATTCAAATATAATCCAAAGTAAAATATTGTAAGTCTTACCACTCCTAGTTCCTCCCTGCTCAACTACTATCTTTTTGTCACTCTCAACTAAATGCTTGAATACAATATTAGTCTTTAGAGTCTTCGATCCTGTCAATTATTTCTACTTTAAAATTGTTAGGCATTCCATCTGCTCCTGTTATTTCTTGTCGTTCAATATAGCCTCTTTTCTTTCCCTTGGTTTTAAGATAAAAAATAGTAGCTGCAGTTGATCCATCTCCTATTTGTTTGTGCAGTTGTGATTCAGCAAAGTCTAAAGCAATGTTTTGTATTTCATTTACTTCTTGCTCAAACTCTTGATCATCTTTCATCCAATCATAAAAAGTAGTTCTTCCTATCCCTACATTCTTACAGGCAGTTGTTACTACCCCTAATGATTTTTCTAAAGCATCTATTATTGCTTTTTTATGTTGTTCGGTTTTGTTCATTTTTTTTCGAATCCTTTTAGTGGGTAAAAAATTAAACTATTCCTATACCCTTGTTCATTTTTCTTAACTATTTCTGTAACTCCGTGAATATTATACCAAGCAGGGTAAACTAAAATACTATTATTAGACTGCTCAAAAGTGTGATCAAAATCGGGGACACACAAAGCACCACCATCAGAGTCTTTTCGTTTAGTCAATATTACATTAACTGTGTTTTTTAAGTTACCTTTATCTTGATGAAAAGGTGCAGCAATATTGTAATTTGAAATGCTGCTAGTAAAAAGATTACCAAACCTATATTGAGGTAACGTAGTTTCTTCTATTATTTTTTTCTGTAATTCATATTGTTTAGGCATATATTTCTTAATCAGCTTTTCACTTTCCAAGCAGCTTAATAACATTGCTTTTATGAATGTTTTTGTTTTTGGATTTGTATGAACTGATGAAATAGAATTATAAGGTCTCCTTAGATGAGGCTTTGCTAAAACTGCACCTAATATAGTAGACATTTGTGGAGTCCCTATTGCTTTTGCTTGTTTCCTACTTATTCCTAATTTTTTTTGATACTGATAAATATCAGATCGCTCTAGTAATGTTTTAGGTACATTTTTACTAAGGAACTCTTCGTTGGCTATTGATATGTATTGTTTTAGCTTATCGGGCAAGTCAGTAAGATAAAAACCTATTATATCACCATCTAATTCTAACAAGCAACTTTCTGTTACTGTTGGTTGAATAAATTTACATCTTCTACCTATCCTTGTTTGATGCTCTTTTTTTGTTAATTTTAACTTTTTCATTTTACCTTATCTTTCAATCTTAACTCAGCGTTTCCTGTGCTTTTTCTTATATACATACTGCAATATTGAGGAAATAGATCTTCTATTTTCTTTATTGATTCATACACATATTTTTTAGTTCTTATTTCCTGCAAACCTCCACTTTCTTTATAGTAATTTGATTTAACAGTCATATAATCAAACCTTAGTAACTTTTTGTTTTTTATATACTGTCTAATACTATATTCATAATCTTCTCCGTGATTAGTAACTCTTTTCAAAAAAGGATCGTGACTAACAATAACACCAAACATACTAGCAATTATGTAGCTTAATTTAGTGTAATATCTTTTCTTCATAAAATAAGAGTTAGATGCGGCATATATACCGAATGTTTTAGCACCTATTTCCCTACAGATACTAAAGCCTTTTTCTATAAACTCTTTTTCTAAATCATTACACTTTACTAAGGTCTTATCATCAACCTTAACCAAAACATTATCCAAATCATCGTCAAACATCATCAGATTGGTATCTTCTTTATAATAATCCTCAATAAAATTTCTTTGAGAGCCTATTGTTGGAACTCCAACCACTATGTCATAATGATTGCCTAACGACTTATTGTAAATGCGCTCTTCATCATTATCAGCTACAAAAATTTTGATTTTAGATTTATCAATCCCATAATCATCAAGCAACCGTAGAGTTTTTTTCTTTATGGTTTCTGATCGTTTATATGAAGGGATTGCGATTTTATAATCCATTTTACTTAAAAGTTTTATGATTTTTCAAATTACTATTCGTTTCATTCAACCAACTACCTGCTCTAAAACATTCAACGTAATATTTATTTCTAGGTATTTCTTTCCAATTATCGTTCCTCCACTTAGTCCAAACAACATTGTAAGGCTTATAATTTGGCAAATATTTTTTAACCATTCGACTAATGAATTTAGGTCCCGTAGTTTGTATAACGAATCTTCCTTTCCAAATTTTGTACACATCAATTTTTAATTTCTGTTTATAATTAATTGGAACTGCGTCCATTAATAGCTTAAAAAAAGAATCGTTTTTTTCACAAGCCATAAAATCATTAATAACATACTCATTATGTTTAGGAACTATGTGATTTATGTTGTTTAAAATTAATTTTTCATTAATCAGTGAACGTAATGGTTTTATCGCAATCATATCTAAGTCAATGTAAAATCCTCCGTATCTATGAAGGATAAACATTCTGATATAATCTATTCTTTGTATTTGATACTCCATTGATAAATAAAATTCCAAATAAGAAGGATAGTAATTAGTAATTAATTCTATACAATCTTTCTCTGTCCATAACTTATACTCAAAATCATCATTCACTTCTTGTAATGTTTTTTGACTATTGACAAAAAGAGATATTTCATTAAGTTCTTTTTTCTGAATATTATGGAATACTTGATGTATAATTTTAGGTATCATACTTCTTCATTGCCTCATAAAACAAGTTAGATAAATCTGTATCATTTCCTTTTAATTTATCATAAAGAGCCTTAATAGGTTCAAATGATTCAGCAGAATACTCTAATATAATTGATTTTTTTGTCTGTTGATACATACTATCAATCTCTTCATCAAGATTTATATCATCTAAAACAGAGTAATCTACATCCTGCTCGGGTTGCCATATATCTAATCCCCAATCGTTTATTGATTTAGTTTCCCAATCATTAGCTAATATGTCCCAATCCCATTCCCCAAAACCTACATTATCTTTGATGGTAAATTCTTTTTTCTGCTTATCAGTCCAACCTTCAGCGACATCAATCCAAACTTTTTTAATGCCTGCTTCCCTACAGGCTTTCAATCTCATATTACCACCAAGAACCATCATTGCTTCATCAACTACAACGGGTCGCTTCTCTAACATTTGTGGAAATTCTTTAATGCTTTTTACTAGCTTATCGAATTTATGATCCTTTATTATTCTAGGATTATTTGGATTGCTTAAGATTAAACTTATATCGACTTGCTTTTTCATACTATTTTTGTTTTTTCTATTATGAGATTTTTAGTTTTTCGAATCATATAGTTTTGATCCTTTTTGGTTTTGAATGTTTTAGGGATTTGAACCCAAATAACTTCACTATCATCTTCAGTAAAAAGATTCCTTATACTGTCAGCAAATCCATTAATTAACTTTTTCATACTTATTTAATTTACGTTTTAAATTTTCAACTTTATTCTCTAACATATGAATCTTGTCAAGCGTATCAAGATCAACAGGAGCGAAGTTAAATTGTTTTTCTAACTCTTCTAACTTAGGGTTCTCATCTTTGTACACCTTGTAATAATGATGGCTATGAATGATGGTTGCGTGGGTAATGTCTTTCTCATTTGCTTTAAAAAACAGTGCTATGTTTACCCATCTAAGATTCATCTTTTCTCTAAGTAGATAGATTAGTAATGATCTGTAATGAATCACCTCTTTCTTTCTACTATCTTCGAAAACATTTACTTTAGTTTTCTTTATAATTCTATCACTAATTTCTTGTGCCGTCATTTCAAATATCTTTTTACTTCTGTCCAAAATTCTATCTGATATCTATAAGGTAATGCCCATTTAAACATCTCATCTATAAGGATTAAAACTCCTTTTTTTGCAGAGTCCTCATCAACACCACATTCGCTAATATATCTACTGATTAGTTTCTGTGCTTGGTCACTTGCGTTTTTCTCTCTATCTGTCATTTTCTTTTTCTTTAATATCGTTTACAATAGCTTTATACAACTCAAATATCTCGGGTCTTGTTTGTATAAACTCCAAATCTCTTTTGTATCTTTCAATATAAAGTGTAGCATCCATCAATTCCTCTTGAAGATGATTAAGCCATTCTAAGCTACTCAAATCTTTGCGATCTAGAGTTACACCGTATTTCTTTATTCCTTCATTTGAGCGTTGTTTAAACTTGCTTAAAACGCTCTTTACTATGCTATCTTTCATTTGGTTTGTGTAGGTTAATAAAATTACCAATTATTAAAATCAAAACACTTGCTATTATTATAAACAAAGTGCCTACTATTCTTTTAGCTTTCTTCATTTTCTATCTGTTTAATCAAAATATTTATTTCCTTTTCTAATCTTCTTAATCCTTTAGTAATTCCAACTATTGTGATTTGATCTATACTAGGATCAAGTATTGCTTTTCTACGTTCATCTCTAATCTTTATTTTAGAGTTGAGTTCTGCATTTAAATTCATTCAGTTCTTAATTTTAAAAGGTTGTAACACTCACTATATTTCTCCTTTGCTTTGCTTTTATATCTTTCTTTAAAAAGCAAGTAAAGTTTCTTCCTGTATTGATAATCAGTTAAGCAGTCCTTAAAATACTTTTCAGCAAACTTCTTCCCCTTACCAAAAAAGTAATTGACATTATCTGCTTGGTCTCCAACAATCATTTGCTCATAGAAATTATACCTTGCTTCTCCTGTATTTAAATCGCATAACTCTTTAGTATGGTATCTATAAACCAAAGCAGGAAACTGCAGATAATCCTTATCTATGCTTACAATCATTACTTGATCTCTTCCCCAAACTTCACTCAGCTTATTCCAATAGATAGCAACCAAATCATCTGTCTCCATTCCTACCGCACAATGCGAATCATAAGTATCTCTAACATATTTATGTATCTTTTGTAGTAGAGGTGGTCTTGTTTGATTAATCCTGTTTGCTTTATACTTCTTTGTTATTAGCTTTCTAAAGTTCGCTCTCCCATCATTGAATACAAGAACTTGAGTTACATTATACTGATCTGTTAAGTCATTAATAATGCTTTGAAATACTTCATCAAACTTATAAATGACATCTTCAATTTTATCAAAAAACATACCCTCTACGTTTTTAGGAGAGTAGCAACTTGCAAAAATCAAACTATCAGCGTCTACTAATAAAATCACTTTATAGGGATTTGTAAAAAAGGTCCATTAAAGTTCATTTGATATTCCTCATCTATATCGAAACACTCTTTTGTCTCAGCATTAAAAAAGGTTAATCTCTCCTTAATAAGTTCCACAAAGAACATATGTTGATAAGGGGTTGTATTAATAAAAAAATCAACTACATCTTGATACTCCTCTTTTAAAGAGGATTCTTTTGCAGGGTTTACTTTTCCATCTACAATTTTTGGTTCAAATTTTTTATTTTTCATATCTGTTTATAAATTTATTTCTAATGTGTAAATAATCAAACCAATACTCAAACCATCGATTGTATTCATCGTAATCATTAAATGATTTTTTGGCTTTAAGGTATTTGTTATAGGCTTCCTTTACTTCCCATTCTTGTATATCTCTTTCGATAATCCATTCGTATGACATCATTCAATAGTTTAGTTGGATAACACTCCTTACAGACTGTCCAATCGGGAAGTGATTGCATATCATTAGATGATGACGCATAGTTTCCACAAGTTGGACACTCAATAACGTATAGTGCATTATTAATTTTTTTTCGTTCTCTTAAAAGTTTTGAGTTGATCATATAAATAAATTATATTTATCTAAACTCTCTGAAAACTCTCTAACTTCCTTATCGTGCTTTGCAACCAATCCTGTGCAAAACTCCTTAACTTCATCTACGTTTTGAATACTTAAATTGTTATTAGATGAAAACTCAGCGGAAACTCCCGAATTAAAGGAGTAACGAATAATGGTGTTTAATACATCTTCTGTAATGGTATAACTTTTCATATCTGTTTTTTGTTTAATGTTCAACAAATATAAACAAAAAATTTTATACTACAAACAATTAATGAGGAATTATTTTTAATGCTAAAGATTCATCTAGTAAATAGACTTCTTTACGTTCCTTTCTTTTATTCCATAAAGTAGTGGAAGGGCAATACCTTTGAACAATAGGTGGCATTTTAATATCGTCTAAGTGAAAGTAATACTCAGCCTTGTTGTCATTAACGTAGTAAAATTTAATGCCTTCTAACTCCATCAATGAATCATACTTCTTCTTCTCAAGCATTTTACTATTCCAATAATCATTTCGGAACTTCATTTCAATCCAACACTTTAATCCTCTAGGAGTCTCACCAAAAGCATCGTAAACATCATAATCATCAAGGGAAGGCTCAAGATTCCACCCAAGATTATTTAGATAATCTACCTTTTCTTTTTCTAACTTCTTGATCCTACTTATCATACAACTGATTTAATTCAGCTATCATATGATTCAGCCTTTTAGGACTACACTTACAAGGTAACTCTAGCTTATGATCAAAGCATTTAGCGTGAAGATTGCAAATGAAAAGATACTCTTCGTGAGTAATGCTTGAACCTTTACCCTCTCTGAATTTCTTCCAATCTTTTTTATCTTTCCTTACCATCTTCTTATACCTTTTATGTTGTTTAATTTTTTCCTTCTCTCATTGCATCCGCAATCAGTATTAGTATACTTACTATACCAATCAACCAAGGCTTTTATTCCTGTATATTTGGTGAAGTAATAAATTAGGTCTCCTAGTTTCATAATAGTTTTTTTAGTTTTTGCCTAACCTTTTTAAAGGTATTGTACAACGAATAGTAAGGTATGTGAGTTTTCCTTGATAAATCAGCAATAGAACTGCCATCATCAATAATCTGATAAACCTTTTTATCATACCAGAACAACTGATCCATCTGATTTTGGATTTTCTCTAAAGCCTTATCGTAATCAGTATTTTCATCAACCACAAATTCTTCTTCAACATTATCAATATCAACAATGTGAACCTTACTCTCTTTACGCTTCAAATCTATAAACAAATTTCTAAGTATTCGAAATACGTATGAGTAATTGAAATCATCATCTCCATATCTAATGTCTAAGCCTTCCTTTAGTTTTAATTGAACCTTTATGTACATCTCCTGTACGATATCTTCTGCAGTTTCATTATTGCACCCAAACGATCTAACGATGTTAACCCAATCATTATGTCTGTTTGCTATCTGTTTTAAAATTTTTAAGTAAATCATAGTCATCTCCAATCACTTCGGGAAGTCCTATTTTATTTACTTTGAACGAGAATTTTTCAAATGGAAAACCTCTGCTACGTTTACAAGATACATTAACCCTGTCCTTATGAACAGTATTCAACTCTAGTTCAATTTGAGTTTCACACTTTTTTTCTAAGAACGAACCTAGATGCCCTGTTGGCTTAGATGTGCCAAAGTTAGAATGTATTACAGTAATGATGTGGCATTTATATTTTGCAGTCCACTTCATTAAATACTGAACGCATTGATTACTTTGCTCTAAGTCATTTACATCCGAAACAAGATCAGCAATACCATCTATAATAATCAAACCAACATCTTTGATTTGCTCTAAGGATTGCTCTATGACTTGTATTCTTTCAAAATAATTTAGTTCCCTTAATGCGAAGGTATAGTATTTTTCAGTAATAGAACACATATCCACTGCCCTACGGAACACTCTAGAGGAGTGAAAGTCACTT